TTTATTTTTTGTGCAGTGTATCGTAATAAGTCCTTCTGCTGTGGCATGATTTACAGAGTGGTCTTAGATTTTCTAAGTCGTGTGTTCCTCCTTCTTTCAATGGTTTTATATGATCTACTTCAGTTGCTGGTTGTCCACAATTTCTGCAGTTAGGTTCTGCTCTTAATATTTTCTTTCTGATTATTCTCCATTCTGGTCCGTAATCTCTCCAGTGTTCTTTCTCCCTTCTCTTTTGTTCTATCTCTCTTGAATGCTTTGGGCATCTTGCTTTGTGTGTTAGCTCTGGGCATCCGTTGGTTGCACATCTTGATGCTGGCTTCCAAGGTGTCATATTCTTTATATGTGCTTTTGTTTGGGGACGTTTATTGTTTATTATATCTATTATGCGTGTTGGGGGCGTGTATATTATATGGGGGTTTGTGTATAGGGGTATCTTTTTTGGTGGGGGGGTGTGTTTATTTTATAGGTATGGGGGTGTCTTTTATGTTGTGGGGGTATTTGTTTTCCTATTCCTTTTCTTTGGAGATTAAACCGTTTTCCCATTCCCACTTTCCGCCCTCTAAAGAGGGGCGGAATGGGAATGTGAAACCTTATGTGGTTGTAATCTCCGTTCGGGAATGGGAACGCGTGGGGGGCTCGTGCGTGTATTGGCGTTCCCATTACGCGGGGAATGTGAAGGAATGTTTTGAGTGTGTGCTGTGGGCTTGCGTTCTCTCACAGTTGTTTGTGTGTCCCCGGCTTTGCCTACTTTTAATGATATGGATGATTCATATCGCTTGTCTGTTTCCTCTGCTCGTGCTTCAATGATTGCTAAGCGTATTGCTGCTGACGCGGCTGCTTCTGAGTATCGGGCTGCCGTTCGTGCCGCTGTTGAGCACTATAAGGCTTCTGGTTTGTCTTTGCGGAAGTCTGCTGATCGTATTGGTATCTCTGAGGGTGCTCTGCGTGATCTCCTTCGACCTGAAGGTTCTCCACGTCGTTCGCCTAAGCGTAAATCTTTAGGGGGTGATGAAGTTGCGAATAGTTGATAGAAAATATATTCCAAGGCAGGGTCGCCTTGCCGCTAGATACATTGATAAAGAAACTGGCGATATTGTTTTTCTTTATCAAATGGATTATACAGTTCGTGTTCGTGTTCCTTCTAATGAAGTTGTTTCTGATCCTTTAGCTGGTATGTCGCCAGCTGCTCGTCGTAAATATCATGGTAAAATTCGTTCTAAGCGTAAGAGGAGATAATATTGCCTAATTATGAATTTCGTTGTTCAGGCTGTGATCTTGGTTTTGTTTTGAATCGCTCTATGGATGATCGGGATCTTGAAGCTCTTTGCTCGAGCTGTGGTTCTCCTGCTGTTCGTATTTTTAGTTCTGTAAATGCGATTTTTAAGGGTGGTGGTTTTTATTCCACAGACAAGTAAACCCGGAGTTTTTTCTCCGGGTCTATTTGTCTAATCTTGTTCGTCAAGATATTTTTCAAATTGTTTAGCTAATTCAATCCTTGCTTCTGCTTCCTCAATTTGTTTTCTTATTTGTTCCTCTATTAAATCATCGTAATTCATCTTTTTCAACTTCTAAATAATAATCTATAAACCATTCTATTTCTTTTGTTTGTATTTCCTCCAGCTTATCAAAGAATTTCTCTAATATTGCTTCTGCCTTTTTGCTATCATAATTTGAGTTTAATTTTATATTTATTATTGCTTCATATCTTTTCATGTTTTTATTGTGCTGTTATATTTAATTTTCGCACATAAAGTTTTAGCCCGGGGTTTTTAGTCCCGGGCTTTTTTTACTTGCATTCTTTTTTATGTCTTGCTAGTGTGTCGCTTGCAAAGATTCCCCAACGTACTTCAATTTCTTTTTTGCAGGTTTCGCAGATCGCTACTTTGTTAGCCATTTTATAAGCCCATCTCTGCTTTGATTCTTGCTTCAACTTCTTTCATTTCTTTCGCTACTTTGATTCTGTATTCTCTTTCTTTGTGTTGTTTGACTAGGTCTTGTCTATTTAGTATGCGTTCTTTTGTGTATGCTTGTAGGGTGTCCATATACATTTCTTTGTCCTCGCTGTTTAGATTTTCGTTTCCTAGAAGCTCTCCGATTGCTGATGTGATATTCATTATTTCCTCTAATGCTGTGAAGTAGTCTGAGTCGACTGGCATTTGATTGTTTGTATACATTTCGTATTCGCCGTAGATTGCGATTGCTAATTCGTTAACTGCGTTTGCTATTTCCTTGCTGTTGTTTGTTGTTTCCATTTTCTTGCTCCTTTTGTTAGTGGGGCTCTCGCCTTACTAATTACTATGTAAGTGTGGGGTTGATAAGCAAGTATGTATGGTGCAATTCTCAACTTTTTTGTTATAGATTTTTTAAGGTTATTTTTTGCTAACCTGCTTGCTTTTTCATCTTTTTTACTTTTATTAAAATGTTATATTACTGAGTGCGTCTGGCAGGTAATTTCATGATAATCTTTTCTCTGCTATTTTAATATAATCTGGATTTATTTCGATTCCTATATATTTACGATTATTTTTTTTAGCTACTAATGCTACTGTTCCAGAACCTAAAAAAGGATCTAAAACTATATCGCCTTTTTTACTACCTGCTAATATACATGGCTCTACTAATGCCTCTGGCATAACTGCGAAATGTGCCTCTTTAAATGGTCTAGGTGGTATAAACCATACATCTCGCTTATTTCTTTTGCTATTATATTTATATATATTTCCGTTTTTTGTCTGATGTTTTGGGTCTTTTGAATTGCTATTTTTGTCACCACTAAATTCCTTTTTACTATTTTTTATCTTTTCTACAGTATCCTCTTTAATTGCTTCGTTATCAAAATAATATTTAGCTTGTTTTGTTAATAAAAATAAATATTCGTGTGATTTAGTACACCTATCTTTTACGCTTTCTGGTATCGGATTTGGTTTAGCCCAGATTATATCCTGTCTTAAATACCAACCATCTGCCTGTAATGCAAAAGCTACCCGCCAAGGAATTCCCACTAAATCTTTATTTTTTAAACCATTACCAAATCTTGCCGTAACTGTTTCTCTTTTATTTCCGTAACCTGCTCTACCATTATTACTAGCTCTTGAATTATTACCAGCGTAACTATCACCTAAATTTAACCATAAACTTCCGTCGTTTTTTAAAACTCTTTTTACTTCTCTAAAAATTTCTACTATCTTTTCTACATATTCCTCTGGAGTATTTTCTAATCCTATTTGATTTTCATGACCATAATCCCTTAATCCCCAATAAGGCGGACTAGTAACTATGCAATCTATACTATTGTTTTTTAATTCCTTTAATTTAACTAAAACATCTCCTTGTAAAATAATATTACTTTTCATAATTCTTTTCTTCTCCTTTAATATTTTTTCCAAGGCATCCAGAAGAAATCCCCGGTTGTTATTATCATTGCTAGGCTGTAGCCGGCTGCAAAGCCTAATCCCCAGAACAACCACATCCATTTTATCTTTCTCATTTTTTCTTTCCTTCTTTGGATGTAATCTATAGATGCTATTTTTAATAGTATCGATCTGGGGCTTTGATTATTATTCATTTTCGAATAAGGCTATTGCGAATTCTGTTGCGTCAATTGCTCCTTCTATATAATCTGTGTCGAATTCTTGCTTTTCCGCTTTTTCTAAATCTACTTCTAAATAAATTTTATGTGCTTTTAATTTTTCATAGATTAGTTTGCTTCTCGCTTGTAATGAAGGGCATTCATCGTTCGATTCAAGTTTGTATTTTTTTTCTTTTTTCATATTTTTCCCCTTAGTGTTTGTTCTCTAACTTTTCTTGTGAGTTCAGCTAGGCACATTTTGCACAGGCTTGTGTTTATTGAGCTTCTGCTGTCCTCTGGCACTGCAATTTTGCAAGCCGGGCAGATTACATCTTGTTCGTCCATGTAATTCTCCTTTCTTTTATATTGTTCGTTTAACTGGGGACAGCCTCCCTGTATAGGAGCGAAGCATGGATGCTTCTGGGAGGCTGTCTTATATTTTACTTTGTGTGCTTTTATCTAGTTAGCAACGATCTTGCAATTTTTTAATTTTTTAGTTTTGCAGATCATCAACCAGCTAGGTTGTTTTCTATCTCTCAGCAGATAGATATCTTTTGTTCCTATTTTTTTGTGAGCTGTGTATGTTGTATCGCAATCAATATATGCTATTTTATTTTCCATCTTTGCGATACAGATTGTTTTTCCTTGAAGGATATCTGGCCCTTGTGTCTTAGCTGAAACCGGAGAAGTGATCGCAGTTAAGGTTATGATTAATAAAGTTGTTATTATTTTTTTATTTTTCATTTTAATATTCCGTTTCTTAGCATTTCTTTGTGATCTTGCTCTCGTCGTTCTTTTATTTTTTGCTGTAGCTCATCTTTTTCTAGATATGCCGCTGCGATTGCTGTCACTATTAAAATCGATATTATAGTTAGCATTTTTTCCTTTCGGTTTGTTTATATATTTTACTTTTGGTGCTTTTTATCATAAAGTAATGGTGCTCTGTCCCCAGCTCTTTGCACATGATATTTTTATGCCCACTCCCTCTGAGCGTCGTTCCCGGTATAGATATGAAGCTCTGGTAGGCATCTCTGGCGGACGTCGTCCTCGTTGTGTGTGTTGTGGCGAGAGTAGGGTGTGGGCTCTCTGCTTTGATCATATCTTTAATGGAGGAACTGCTCATCGTCGGGCTAATAAATTCAATCCGACCGTTCGTTTAGTTCGTCGGGCTTTTCGTCTTAATGGTGTTTGGCCCAGTGATGTTTATCAAGTGCTTTGCTCTACTTGTAATCATGGGCGTCGAATTTCTGGCGGTCTTTGTCCACATTCTAAGGAGGTGATTATGTCCTATCAAGTTTTTGAAGCTTTAAAGTCTTATGTAAAAGTTTTTCTTGCAACCGTTTTATCTTTGTTTTTAGCAGACGGTGCTGATGTCTTTGCGGTTACTTTTGCTGATGTCCGTACTTGGCTCGCTGCTGCTGTTGCATCAATTTTGCCTTTGATTATTACAGCTCTTGATCCGAACGATTCTCGTTTCGGCGTCAATTCTTAATTAGCTACAATGAGATCAGCCCGGGCTTTCGCTCCGGGCTTTTCTTATTTTTACTTTTATCTTTTTCTTGCGTATTCTGCTTGATCTTTTTTCTCCATGAAGTTTTTAATGCATTCTGGTCCGATTATTTTTATTCCGCAGTATTTGCTGTTGCAGTCACAAGTTGATTCATTTATTTTGTATATTATACCCCATCCTGCACAGTAATTTATTTCGTAGCCTTTGTTTGTTTTTATTTCTGTTATGCAGTGGTTGCATACGATTTCAATGTTATTTATTTTTTGTATTTTTAAATTCCTTTCTGAGCTTGGGTGTGCTCCCATCTCTGTTGCTTCTATTCCTATTCTTTTTGCTGTTTCCATTTTCTTGCTCCTTTGCGTGTTGGGGGCTTTCGCCTTACTAATTACTATGTCGGCGAGGGTTGGTATTGCCAGTAGGTTTGGTTTTTTTATATTATATTTTTTTAAGGTTTGTAAATTAGTTAGCTACAAATATATCAAGCCCGGGGTTTTTAGTCCCGGGCTTTTTATATATGGCTCGCTGTTATATCGCTGGCTTGCAAGGGGTGCTCAGATCGCAATCCCCTTCGCAGTTACAATCCGATTCATTTTGCTCGGTTGTTATATTTATTTTTTCAGTCGCTTGTGTTTGCAAGCTGCGATTTAATCGCTCGTTTTGTGTAATGCGTGCCATATACTATACTTGTTCTGCTTCTTGATTATTTTCAAGTCTGACTATGTTAGGATGTTTTAAATCCCATTCTTTTGGTCGTTCCTCGCCTCTCCACCAGATTACGATTCTGGTTTCGTCAAAGAAGAATCTGCCTTTGTGTGGTCTGCGATATGGATCATGTCCGACCTGCTTAATTAGGATGCCGTCTGTAACGGATCTTATTATGGCTGTTTTTTGTTGTGTTGTAAATGTGTGCCATATATTTTCTAGCTCCCAGCATTTTACGTTTGCTCCGTCGAGAACCACTGAGATGCTTGGTGTTTTTGGTTCAGCGATTTTATATGTTTGTGTATCGTCAATTTTCTTAGCTATTTCATCAAGTTTTTCTTTCATTTTCTTTCTTGCTGTAGCTGATGTTTCCTCTAAAAGCATATCTTGCAATATATCATATTTTTTGTTTAGATCTATAAGCTCTTGGGTGTGTGCTTCTGGGAGTGATTGCATTAATTTTTCTTGTTCCTCCTCGTAAGCTATTGCTGATGCCTCAATCTCTTTTTTGTTGAATTTCTTGAAGACCTTTTGTTCTATATATTTATCGAGTGAATTCATGCTAATAGTAACGCCTTTGCATTCCATAGTTTTTGTTTTGAGGCATATATAATTTGATAAATCTTTACCATTTACTGGTCTTATTGCTCTTGTCATATTATGTCCGCATCTTTCGCAGGTCAATAATCCTTGTAAGAGGAATGGTGTTTTTGGTGATCTTTGATCTCTGATTGAGTTCAGTGCGTGCTGCAAGTTAATCCATCTTTGATATTCCATAACTGGTTCAACCCCAGCCACTGGATTTCCGTTTGAATCCTTTTGAACGTATTTTAATTTTTCTAGTCCGCTCTCGCTTCTGGTTCTTGTTAGTCTGTTATCTGAATCAGCTGATAGATAGCCAATGAGGATTGGGCTTGATAGCCAAGATCTAATCTTTCCGCTTTCGATTATTCCTTTACAATCAACTTTAAATCCATATTTTTGGAATTTCTTTCCAGCTGATCTTAGGTTTCCTCCTGTTAATATTTCTGTAGCTGCTTCGTTAACTGCTTCTTTCCAGTTAGGAACTGGCTCTAATATTTTGCCGTTATAGGTTTGTCCGTTTTCGTGTTTTCTGGGAAATCTTGGCACGAATAATTCTTTTATTTGATTTCCATAAGAATCGACGTTCTCTCTATATTCCCCTCCTTTAGGGAAGTAGCCTGTATGCATCCCGCCTAGCCAGAATCCGCATTGTTTTAGTTCAACTGTATTCTCTCGAATTCTATCTCCGATTTGTTTTGATTCGTGGCTATTTAGAACGACCTTAACGAATATTGTCATAACCGTTCCGATATTGTCCTCGCTCGCACAATCGCCTTCAACCTCAGATTGTGAGTGAACGTAAATATCTTTTAGTCTGCATCTTTCTAGGAATTGAAGTAGCTCTAATTTTATTCTGCTATATCTTGATATTTCTCTGCAGAGCGTGATATCAATCTTTTTATGATCTACTAATTTGTTAAGGCTTTCCCAGCCGGGCCTTCTTGGTGGTGGTCCGTCTTGCGTCCAAGCTCCTGTCTTGTCTGTGCATCGGTAGGCTAGGTGAATAATTTTCCCTGTGTTGCGTTCTGCTTTCTCAATCCATCTGCTCTCAGAACCTATCTGAGCTTCAATGCTCTCTGTTTCTCCTTTTGATTGGCGGATGTTGCTAGCTGCAATAAGGCATCCTTTTATTTCGCATTCTGGTGTGTGTTCCCATTTTAGTATAGTAACATTTTTGAGGGTGCTTATGTCCAGTGCTTCTTGTGCTTTTGGTTCTGAATCATATATTGCTAGTCTTTTTGGTTTCTTGTCTTTGGTCATTTTTTGCTCCTTTGCGTGTTGGGGGCTTTCGCCTTACTAATTACTATCGTTGCGTGGGGTAGATAAGCAAGTATGTATGGTTTCATATTCTTGGTTGTTTCTTTGGTTTTAGTCTTTTAACTGTCCCGGTTTTCGGAGCTCCGATATCTTTTAGGATTGCTCTAACGCTCATCCATGCTTTTAGTGTTGGATCGTTTCTGTCGAGGAGTTCGTATGTTTCCTCTGTTTTCTTTTTTGGTTTCTTTTGGTTCTTATCTGGCTTTTCGTTTGTATTTATCATACCTTATAATGTGACTCTTATCGTTTTTTTTGCACACGATTTTTTTTCCCCTCTTTTTACGCTCAATTTAACCATGTGCCTTATATTAAGAAGCCGGGTGGCATCCCATTTTAGGTTGTATGGTGGATAGGGCTCAACCTTTTAGTGGGTGTTGGTTCTTTGTTGTGCTTATATTTACTTTTGTGGCGGTTCGCTCTCTTGGATCATTTTAATTATATCGTCGAGCTGTGGTTCTGGCTTTTCGTCTGCTGTATCGAAAACATCAAATATTGTTTTTAGTCTTTCGTTTTGATTTATCTTTTTTATAATTTTTTTAATCATCCCAGCCTCCTATGTCTAATTGATTTTTTAAAGCTGGGTGTCTAAGTTTTGCTAAAGCTGTGCTCTCAATCCTTCGCATCGCTTCTCCAGTCATTTTAAATTTTGTTCCTATTTCTGCGAGTGTTTTTCTATCGCCGTTGAAGCCGAATCTCATTGAGATTACTTCTTGTTCGATTTCTGTAAGTTCGCTTATTGCTTTTTGAACGCTTTCTATTATCATCTTTTTATTAACAATTTCGAATGGGTCATCGTCCTCTGATGTTTTTCCTATTATGCTTGAGAATTGTTCGCCTTCGTCGGTTGTTGTTGGTTGATCTATTAGGAATTCAGCTTTGGGTAGCGTTCTTATATCTAGCCTATCTCCTATGAGTTTATCTAATTCTTTTTGTGTAAGAGATCTTTGTAATTTCTCCTCTTGTTTTCTTATTTCAATTCGAATCAATCCAGCTTCTTTTGCTTTTCTCTCTGGAATTTTTATTGTTCTGTTATTATCGATTTCTCTAATTATTGCTGTTTTTATCCAGCGTTCAACCCAGTGATATAGATAGCCTTTCTCTGGATTCCATCTCATAACTGCATTTGTCAGTCCCATAATCCCGGCAGATATTAAATCCTCCCATTCGCTTTTTCCTTTGTAATTTCGTGCTATATGGATTACCAGTCTTATTTGTCTTTGAATTAATTCTTGTTGAATTCGTTCAATAGTTTTTGTATCGCCTTTTTCTTTTGCTTTTAATAATTCTTTAGCGAGTTCTTTTTCTTGTTCTATTGTTAAGGGTTCGAATCCTTTTTCGTGTAGTCGGTCTGTTAGATTTCTCATTAGAATGGATTCTCCATATGATCTGAGGCGTGTGTTGCTCCTAATTCTGCGTTGTAATGTTTCAGATTATTAAGCATTTCGTGTCTGCCTTCTTTTTCTGATCTAACCCAGCCGTATGTCACTAAGAAATCGATTGCTTTAACAATTGTTTCCGCTCTCCAGCCTGAGCCTCCTGATTTCTTTCTGTCCTGATTAAGTGTTTCTTTTATTTCGGTCTTGCTCATTGGTTTATTAAGTTCATTTAATAAATTGCTTATTTTTTCTGCTGCTATTAAGTCCCATCTTTTTTCTGAGGCTTCTTGATCTGCTTGCTCTGGGCTTAATATTTCTAGTTTAGTCATTTCCACAATTCCATCGTTTGAAGGATTAGAAACAAGAACGCCAGCCAGTCTTTTGCCTGATGTATTTTTTATTTTAATTCGTCCGGGTCTATCTTTATCAACATGGATTTCAACCCTTCCTGCTTGCCAAGCTGATCCGGCTTGTGTAACTTGTGCTCTAAGGGCTACTCCGCTCACTGCGGCTAGTTTTGCTCCGCTTCCTCTTGGTCCTCTATTGGTGAATGTGCTTTGTCCTATTCCTCCTGAATTTTTTGTAACGTGATCCACAACGAGAACTCCTGCTCCTGCGTTAACTATGGGCCAGACGCTTCCGCTTAAAAATAAATTTACGTCCCTTGCTTTGTCCTCCTCAAGTGGTGGTGTGTGCGAGCTCATGGCTGCTGCGAACCCGTCTATAACAACGAATGGAACTTTTAATTTTTTTACAATTCTCATAATTGTTCCTCTTGTTTTTCCGTCTAATCCTGTTGTGTCGCCTTTATAATAAAATAATCGTTTGTTTCTATCTCTTAAACCTAATTCATCTAATGGTCCTTCTAGCCAAGTCCTTATTGTTTCTTGTGATATGCCCATTCCCGTTGCAATTGAGAATATTCTTTCTGTGCAGGTTACTCCGTCGTTTTCCTCGCAGTCTATATAAACTGTAGGGTATCCTGCTATCATTTGTTGAACGCAAGTTAGTTTTGCTATCCAGCTTTTCATGCTCTCTGGTGGTGCTGCGATTAGATTTAGTCTTGCTGGATAGATTAGGCATTCGCCGTCTGTTCTTTTTAATAATGTTGGTTCTAATCTTTTGTGTGTTCCTGCGATTATTGCTCCAACAATGTTTGATAAATCTGTCCAGCCATCATCGTCTGCTGTATGTTGTGCTTCTTGTAATTCTGCAATTTCTCCAGCTGGATCTCCGCCTTCGTCTATAATATCTGCTGCTCTGCGAGCTGCGTTTGCTTGATCACGTTTTCTTGCTAATTCTCTTATAACCTTTGCATTTTCTTTGGCTTCCTCTGTTGTTCCTGCGTTTGATAAAAGCCACGAGATTGCTTTGTCGCCTCCTATAAATCCGAGCTCTTGTGCTAATCGTAAATCCTCAACAACTGCGGCAGGTGTTACATCCCATTTGCTTGCTGTTCTTGCTATTGCAGAAAATATTGCGGCTAGTTTAGCGTCGCTAAAATCTCCCGGTCCTATTTTATCAATAATTAAATCAATTGTTTCTGGGTGCTTCAGGCAAGCTCCTATTAATCTGTGTTCTGCTGGTATATTATGCAGTTTGCTCATTTTAATTTTGCTCCTACTTTGATCATAATTTGAACCTCGTTTGTTTTATCTATTGAGAGTCTTGGTTCTATAACCTCAATATATTCAGCTGTATCGTCTGGAGCTATTCCTTCTGATATTAAAGCGTCAATGATTGTTTTTACATTTGTTCCGATATAGTTATGTGGATCTCTCCGGGCTTTTCTTGGAAATGGAATCGTTGTATATATTGTTAATTTATGTCCTTGTAATTTTTTTCTTTCCTCGTGTGGAACTGCTCTATAGCCAATTGAAGCCCAAGTTGCCCATGGTTTTAGTCTTTTGTGTCTAGCTGCCCAGTGTAATCTGTTGCTTTCGTTTGTGCTTAATGGTCTTGTCGGTGCTTTAAATGTTATTTCAATCCATTCGTCTTTAGTTTCTTTCGTCATTTTGCTCCTCAATCCAAGCTTTAAATCCCCATACTTCGATTGGGTGAAATCCGCATCTTATTGCGTATTTGTCTGCTTGTTCGGCTGTCAGTCCTTGTTCTTTTGCTTTTTTGAGAACGGTGTGCCTTGAGCCCACTGTTTCTCTGAATTCTCTCCAAGGTCTATTGTATTTCTCAACTAAGGTTTCCAGTGGGAATTTCATTTATATAGCCTTTGTTGTTCTTGTGCTTTTGTCAGTTTTTCTATTAAGTCTGATGCTTGCTTTTGGGTCAGATCTTTAATTGAAATTGTTCCGTAAGATTTCAAGAGCCTTTGAGAAAACTCCCCGTCATCTTGTAGTCCCGGAATTTCTTTTCTCATGATTTGTATTTTTTGAACCTGTTTCTCTGATGCTCTTTTTGGTTCATCCTCGTCTTTGCTTTGCCAACCTGTTTCTTGTGTCACCTCGCTTTCAAATTTATTCGAGTTGTCTTGGCGTGCTTTTGCTGCTTGAACTTCCTCTGCTGAGGCGATTCCTTTTTTAGTATCTCCTGCCAAGGCTGCAACTATGGCTCGTCCCCAAGCTGATGTTTCACAGACCATTGCTTCGCTGTCCCTTGTAAAGGGTGTTCTGCCCGGGTAAAGTTCCCAAGCTATGCCGATTCCCGGCTTTGTGTCCTCCGGTGTTCTATATGCACAGGCGATATATTGGAGATAGGTTTTGTCGCCAATTTGTATAATTTTAATTGGCTCATATAGATCAGCAGGCTGTAAACTGCCTTCTGGGTGCTTCGCTCTAAATTCAGCGATTCTGGTTGCTACATCGATGTAGTCTTTAGCCCAATCGTTTTTGGGTGTATATTGTGTTGTCATATAATCCAATGTTATCGTGTTTGTCTTTTTTGCACACGATTTTTTTTAAATCCGGGGGATTAAAATTGATCTAATTCTTTCAGCACAGATTTAGTATATTTATTCCACTTTATTATTTTTTTTATATTTGTTGTTTTTAGTGCTGTCGCAATTTCTATAAGTTTTTGAATTCCTTTGAATTCTTGTTGTATTAATATTATTCTATCAAATATTGTATCGTTATGAAGGGTTTCTAATTCTAGTAAATCCTCAAGGAACATTTTTTCGTCCTCTGTTATTTTATGAAGTGTTAATACCTTATCTGGTTTTTCTCCTTCTGCGATGCTATGTAAAATTGATCGTATATATTTTGGCGTTGTTTCTCCAACCCAGTTATTTTGGCAGTTTATTGCTGATGCCAATTGTGGGTAGTCAGTTAATTGATATTGTCCGCAAGCCGTAGCAAGCGTTTTAGGGGGTAATAAATCGAAGTCGGGTAGAATTGCCTGTATTGCTCTCATAGGGTGTCTAGCGGCTTGTAAAGCGACATCTGGGGGCATTGTGGAGGCTTCCTCAAGCCTCTCAATTATATTAAAGATTCCGTTATCGCTTATTGGCAGTGATCCGGCAAATTTAATTAATATTTCTCTGACGGGTATTTTTTCCATGTTTTGCTCCTTTAAGTCTTGATCTTTCCTCTGGGGTTAGTCCTCCCCATATTCCGATTCTGACGTTTTCTGCTGTTTCTTTTTTTAGTGCAAATTCAAGGCATTCTTTTGCAACTGGGCAGTTTCCGCATAATGCTTCTTGCTCTCTTTTTGATGATTCTGTTCGGCGATTAAAAAATAAGTCAATGCCCTTATCTTTGCAAGATGCCTTTTGTCGCCAGTTCATTTAGTAAATCTGTGCGTTTTGGAGGGGACGCTGTATATATGTCCCCTTTTGTATTTATAATAAGTCTTTTATAATTTCAGTGCATTTTGGGCATAATTTTTTCTTTATTGGCTTTGTTTCTATTTTTTGTTGTTGTGTTTTTGCTTTTGGAAATGAAATATTAAATGGTTTTCCGTCCTCGTCCCCGGCTTTCGTGAAGCTTACATGCAGGTGTGTGTTATGTGGGTTTTGTCCTTTATAGGCTCTCCAGATCCATAATCCAATGCTTCCGTTTGCTATTTTTCCTTTGTGTATAATATATGATATTCTCTTGTCCCCTGCTTTTGCTGCTTGTCTGATTGCTTCAGCTAATTCCCAGCTATCGACATTTTTTGCTAAGTCCGCGTCTATGTCTAGGGCTCTCACAATTCCAGTCTTTGGGTCTGGGTTGTGATCGCTCTTTTGGGTTACGTGTTTTTTATCTCCAATCCAGCCATCTGAATCTTTTTTTCTCTTTGGGTATTCTTTGTTTATTTGGTCGCGAAGCTTTGCTCCTGATTTACTTAGTTGTGCTCTTGGCATATTTTTTTCTCCTCTTGTTTAGCTTTTGTTCTTTTATATTTTTTCAGGTTTGGTACGAAGCTAGCTGCGTTGCTCCTTCGTAATTCTTGAATTTTTCTTATTTCCTCTTTAGTCTTGGTCTGTTTCATAATTTTCTGTCTGTTCTTGATGCCATGCTCTGTGTTGTTGTATATCGTTTTCAATTCTATTTATGCTTGTGTTTAGGCTTTCCAGTGTTTCTGAAACGTCGTCAATAACTTCAATTAATTTTCTTTGTCCGGGTGTTCTATTATTTACGGCTGAATTTACTTCTGTGATTGGTCTTTCAAGTCTTTTTGCTTTTTTGTATGCTGCTGCTGCCATAATTGTTGGTGGCGTTGCTCCAATCAGGGCAACGATTATTTGTGCTGTTAGTTCGCTCATGTTAGTGTAACCTCGTATGTATATGCTCTATTTATTGCTCCTCCGCTTCCTGAGAATTCGTGTGCTGTAAATCTTATAACGTTTGTTGATATTTCTCTTGGTGCTCCCACAAAGTCTGCTGAGTTTACTGATGTTGTTGTATCTGTGTAAATGTAATTTGTTGTTGTTAGGTTGTTTGATGCTAGTGAGATTCTGTTTGTTCCGCTTACGTCCCTTATGCAAGTTATTAAGTGAACGCCTCCTGCTGTGATTGTGTAGCCGTATGGTTTTCTTGGATCTGTTCCCCATTCGATTCCTGTTAAGTAGGTTGTTGTTGTTCCGTCTGATTTATTAAAGAAGTTTATTGCTGTTTCGTCTGGTGTGCTTGGTGTATATTGTGTTAGGTAATAAAGTCCTTCTTGTCTTAATACTTGCAATGGTGCATTTCCGAATGTTCCTTGTTGTGTTATTATATAATTTGCTGTGCTGTGATCGAAGGTAAAATTTCCACCGTTTGCACTATTTTTATAATTAAAATTAAAGACCGTTCCTGTGTTATTATATTGCATCGCCAATAAACCATCGCCAGCAATCATTCTTACGTTTGTGTTTGGTGTTGAGTTGCTTAGTCCTGTTCCTAGGTCGCCTCTTGCCACTGGTGATGCATCTGCTGAGCTGAAGCTCCAGAATGGTCCGCCAGCAGGGGCTGTTGCTCCTGCGATGTAAAGCCAGAGCCATCCGTTGCTGTAGTCAAATGCAACGTCCTCAATATCGGAATTGGTTACTATTGGCGTTGTCCAGATTCCTGTGCTTTGATTTCTAACTAGGACGTCGTCTGGTCCGTCTATAATTACAATCCTTCCATCGTTTAATAGGTAGCTTGGTTTTGTGTAAACTGCTGATGTAAAAACTGTAATCGGAGGGGCGTTTAGTGTGAAGCTTGATGCTGTATTCCTTGAGAATCCATTAAATGTATTCGGTATTGTTGCATAGTTTGGTCCGATTATTGCGTCTGTTCCTTGTCCCAGCAAACCGTTTATATCATAAATATCGCCGCGTCCTCCTTCCACGTTTATGTTGCCTTGAAATCCGTTTGGTAGATTATCTGTTCTTAATGGAAACCCAGCTGCAAGCGTTCCGACTGGTTGTTGAACCGGGGTTATTTGTCCTGCTCTATCTGTGACCCCAACCACTAAAAGTTTGTCGTTTGTGTTTGGATCGTTGTCTGTTTGGATCAGTGCAATCACGTCGTCGCCGATGGCTAGGAATAATCCGGTTGCGTTTTCGAATGCTAGCGGTGTTGATGGATCTGCGAAATCCCAATCCGCTGGGTCTATGCCCGGGAAGTCTGCTGTGCCTGTTCCTGTTAGTGAGTCGTAGGTTTGGATTGTTCCATCATAAATTGCTGATCCTCCTGCTCCTGCATCTGTCAATCCTCCTTGTCCGTTTAGGTCTGGTGATGCTGCTGTTGCATCAAGTGCTCCGTCGCCAGTTTTTGCTTCTTGTCTATCTATCAATCTTTTTAGTCTTTCCTCTAATGCTGCTTTTATAGTTCCAAGTTCTGGAACTATTCTTATGCTTCCATCGTCTTGTTCTGAGATTGCTAATGATCTAATTCTTAATTTTGTTCTTGTTCCATTTTTATCTGTCAGCCAGATCCAGTCGCCGATTTCGAAATCTATATATGGTTGTGGTCCATCTGATGTTATTTCGATTGTTGCTGAATTTGTTGGTTCGTCTGATAGGTCAAATAATTTATCAATTACTTTATCTGCTGTATTTTGATCTTGTATATTGGTAACCGAGAGGAATGTTTCTTGTCTGCCATATGTTGATATTGACGCTCCTCTTGTGGCTGTTGTTATATTATTATCTCCCCAGATTGCAATGCCTGCGTTTTTAACTGGTCCTTGTGTTTCTCTTTGATATTCAATTAAACTTTCGCCTGTTCTTAAAACAAGCGGATTATCACCAGTTGTTTTGTCTTGTCCTCTTGTTATATAATAATTTAAACTTAGGTCTGGTTTTACCCATATATCTATAGCCAGTTCTCCATGTCGTTTTGCAACCTCATTTAAATTTGTTCCTAATTTTTCCTCTATTGTTAATTCTTGATCTGTTGTAAATGAAATTGAGTCGCTATCTGTTGTCGGTGTGAATGTTATAGTCATACCTGATAATGCTCCTCTTGCTTGTGCTTCTGTAAAAAGCTCATCCATGATATAGCCAACTGTTTTATCTGTGTATGTTCTATCTGATGTATATATAATGGCGTTATTTAATAAGGCTCTAACTCCTCTGCCATTTATTTTAACTATATTTTTTTCGTCTGCGTCGCTTTTGCTTATTTTTTCTATTACTCCTGCGAAGACATAATCGTCTGAATTTTCGCCGTAGCTGAATTTGATTATTCTGCCTATTTGAACTAAGCCTGCTTCCTCCTCTGGTATAGTTAGCGAGAATGAGCCTTCTCCGTTTAATTCGTCTACAAATTCCTTATTAGTGCTATTAACAAGCGGAGTTAATCTTGTTGTTCCGTTGTTATTAAAAAGATCAGCATGTAAAAATGGCATTTTTAAATCCAGTTCGCCTTAAATGATATTATCATTACAACGCTTGCTCCGCCGTTTCTTTGAACCCTTAGTTGATTTGTTCCTGCTTTTAATGGTAGCCAGAATGGTGTTCCTGTTGTTGTTATTCGTCCTCCCACGTTTGTTGCTCCGTCTAGTGCTTGGAATATTGGTGTTATTATTTGCAAGCCTGTAGTTGTTGGGTAGTTATATGTTAGGCTTGCTCCTGTTGTTAGGTTTTGAATTATTATGCTATTTGCTTGGCCCGGTATATTATAAGTTGCTCCGTAGTTGTCTGCTGTTCCGGGAACTCCTATATTGAATGTTTCGTCGTTGTCTACCCATTGGTTTATTGTGGTTGTGGTTGTGCTTCTTAAAACGCCGTTGGGTATCTCAATAGTAATTACGCCTCTTGCTGTCGTTGGCGATAATCTTTCTAGGTCAAGATTTGGTTTTGTTTGGCAGATTGCTTCTAGGTCGGTTGTTGATCTGTGATATGTCATTAATCTAGTGAAGTCGTTTGGTTGATATGGGTTGAAGAGTGCTGCTTTTAATAAATCTATATTGGTTTGCAGTCCTTCTCTTGCATTTCCGTAGGTTGTTCCGTCTGGTGCTTTGTTTCCATAAATAATTATTGGAATATTTACAATTTTTTGATCAATTATTCTTGGTCTTATAAATGCTCCCGGTCTGCGTGGGATTATTAGGCTTTCGCCTCTTGTTTCTACTCCGCTGTTTAATTCATCGAAGTTTAGTGTTTCCCAAGCTGGTGTCGATAATGGAACGCCGTCAATATCTATATATTCTGTTGCTGTGATTTGATAGCTCATGTTGTGCTCCTAAGTATATTTGCTCTCCTTAGTGCTGCTGGAATGCTTGCTGAGCTTGTTTCTGCAACTGGATTATTAACAGTCACGTTATATATTGCTCCTGCTCCTGTTCCTATTATTCCTGTTAATTCGTTATTTGGAATAACGTTTCCTGCTGTCCTTGGTATTATTAATTCTGGTCCTAATTCTCCGACAATATATGGATTGCCTGCCTTTATTGCTCCTCCATCTGCTCTGCCGGGAATTGCTTTTGCAAAGAATGATCCGACCGATCCTATCAAATTTGTAACCGTTTTTAGTCCGGGTAGGTTTGTTATAAATTTTATAATATTTTCCACAATTGTGCGAAGTGTTGAGAAGCCTTTTATAATAAATGATATTGCAGCTTGTGCTCCGTTTTTTATAGAATTCCAGATTCCGTTTATAAAGTTTCCAGCTGCTGCGAATCCTGCTGTTATTGCGTTCCCAACTGTCTTTGATATATTTATAATAAAGTCAACTGCAGCTTTAAATCCTGTTTTTATTTTGTCCCAATTTTTTATAATTAAGGCAACGGCTGCTCCAAGTGGTCCTCCGAATATTGTTAATAATTTGTCCCAGTTTTGTTTTATAAAATCTATTGCTGATTTAAATGCTGTTGTTATTATTTCCCAGCCTTTTTCAAATATTCCGACTATTAAATCTATTATTTGTTGTAGTCCGGCTTGCAGTCCTTGTCCTATCTGAATCAATCCTTCAACTGCAATTTTAAATCCTTCTGTTAATCCTGCGAAGAGTAATTTTGCTCCTTCCACGATTCCTTCCCATAATCCTTTAAAGAATGCTGCAATGCTATCCCAGTTTTTTATTATTAAAACAACAGCTGCGATTGCTGCGATTGCGATTAATGTCCATGGATTAAATAATAAAGTTAGATTTAATAATTTTAATACTGCGATTATGGATTGTATCGAGGTTATAATTTTTGCAAATATTAATAATGCTGGTCCTATCAATGCTGCGATTCCAGCTACTATAACTATTGTCTTTTGTGTTTCTGGGCTTAGATTTCTAAATGCTGTTGTTATATTGTCGATTGTTGGTTTTGCTGCTTCAAATGCTGAATTTATTGCCGGGATTAAAACGTTTGCGATTGGTTCAAGTGCTAGTTTTCCGCTTTGTTTTAATTTTGCTAACTGCACATCGAAGTCTGCTGTTTCGTTTGCTAATCCATTTATTGTTTCGTCAGTTGTCAAGACTGTGTTTGTGAATTCCTCAAGGTTGAATGTGCCATCCTTGATTTGTTTTACTACTTGGGCGAATCCTCTTGCTCCGAATATATCTTTTGCGAGTGCATTTGCTGCAGCTTCATCCCCTGCATTTATTAGGTTTGTGATTTCTCCAACAACTGATTGGAATAAATCCTTTGCCGAGTTGGCAACCCCGCCTGTGCTTTGTGTTATAATTTTATTGCTTGAATCTATTTGGTTTGTTGCTGATAAGATTTCATCTTTTAATTTCTGAACTGCGTTTTGTGCTGCTAAAACGTCCGAAGGTTTTGCTTTTGGATTTGCTCTTATTTCGTCTAATTTTAATTCTGCTACTTGTAGGTCAAGATTTTTTTCTCTTAATGTTTCTTGTGCTTTTCCTAGGTCTGAATATGCTTTTTCTGCGTCTTTATTTCCTGAAACTGAAGCCACTATTGTTTTGTTTAGTGCTGCTAAAACTGCCCCTGAATTTGCTCCGTTTTTTTCTAGTTGTCCTACAAATGCTGCCGCTTCTATTGCACTGAATCCTAGTTGCTGGAATTGTGCGACGCTTCCTTGAACCGTTGAAATTAGTTCATTAAATCCTACCCCGGTTTTTTGTGAAACTATAAATAATTTGTCTAGGGTTTCTGTCTGTTTAGCTCCTTCAATTCCGAATGCATTAAAAAATTGTGTAACGCCTTCTATATCTGCTGTTTCGCCTGTGATCTGTTTTATGTTTAGTAATTGTGTTGCTAAATTTTCAAGTGGCTTTCCTGTTAATCCTAATCTTGTGTTGAGTGTTGCTATTGTGCTTCCCACGTCCTCGAAGCTTTGTGCTGAGTCGCTTGCGACGTTTCTGAATGAATCTTGTAATCCTTTTAGTGATTCTCCTGTTGCTCCTGTGCTTACTCTGATATTGTCGAATGCGTTATCTATTTCTAAGCCAACTGCAACGGCTGCTCCTCCGACGGCAAGGATTGGAGCTGTCACAGTTTTTGTTAATGTTTTTCCAGTTTTATTAAATCCTTCAGATAATTTTTGCCCGAGGGTTTTTCCTGCTTCCTCTCCGGCTGTTCCTGCCGCTTTATTTACTTCGAATCCTAATTTATTTGCGAAATCGCCAACTAATTTTGGTCCGATTAGGACGTTGAGAAATCCTGCCTCAATTCCTGCCATCCTAATCCTCCTTCTTTATTTTCTTTACTTTTAGTCCTTCAGAAAGTAACTTATTTAAAGTTGTGCCTCTTTTTGCCTCTTTTTCAGTCTTTTCCCACGGTCTTGGAATTTTTATTGGTTTTGGTTTTTTGCTATTTGGTTTGCTATGTACTTGCAGATAGGTTCTTAAAATTGCATCTAGAATCTCAATCGTTGTTGCTTGTAATTCAGTTTGTGTGTCCCAAGCCGTTTCGTTTGATCTCCATAT